GTTTCCCAGTCACGATCCTCGAAGGTTTCTACGCCAGCCCTGGCGAGTTCCATCTGAAGGTGATGAGCAGTGACCATTTCCCGAACACGTTCGGACATTGATTTCTGCTTTTTGTAACCGACAGGTGGAGCCATAGGCGTAGGGTCCGGGAATTCGTACCGGACCGGTTTAGCAGGGATAGACGCCCCTACGGGCGATTTAGTGAGTGTGTTTTTCGTAGTCATTTTCCTTCTCCGGTTTAGTAGATGAATGAGGTGCCTTCTTTTGAGATCATCCGCCGTGCTTGAATTTGGTGACGAGCCATAATGTACATGGTGTCAACGCTTTCAGCAGGGAAGATACGGGTAGTTGGATCGGCGGTGACGAACGCCGAGTTGAGAGCAGGTGTTGAGCCGAAGATACGAGCCATATGCCAGTGATCGAGGGTAGAGCCCTTAAATTCACCTGCAATGGTGCTTTCCTGCCTGCGGTATTCATCATAGCGATCTTGCCATCCGAAGGTGCCTCCCGGAGTAGCGTGGGCGGCGTACAGTTCCTTATTCAAGATTTCCTGTTGGCCGATGTGTTGGAGTTCTTTCTGCCAGAAATCCTCCTTGTAGCGACGGTTCCAGTGCCGAGCGAGCCCTTGCGCGTAGATCGTCTTTGGACGGACGGTGACGAAGGAGAAGACATATCCATGCTCTTCAAAGAATTTGCGGTAGCGATTAGAACGCATCGCAGATATTCCATGCCCGCGCATCTCTCCGACGGGGTTCGTTCCCTCAGCTGTTTGCAGAACTTCCGAAAACTGAATAGTTTGCTTTCCACCTCCAAGATATTCTGGACGCTGTAGTCGGGCATCGGAGGACTTAACTCCGAGGTAGGCGAGATATTCAGTGTACCTTGATCCATAGCGAGAACGAGCCTCATTGTAGCGTTGAAGTGCCATTGCCTCGCGTAGAGCGTTGATAGTGATAGCCGAGGCAGAGCTTAGATCGGCCTGAAGGCGGCCGTTAGGATCATAGACCATATCGTGGCGAGTGCCAGCAGCATTGACGACGAGCTCGCCGGTAGAGGTCCGGGTTTCGACGGTAACACCGGCGCGGACTGCCCCTGTTGTCTTGTCCCGAAGGTAGGATGGATTTGTAGAGGACGTGTGTGGGACCAGTTCGACGGGTGCGGTGTCGCCGATGGGGATTGAGATAGATGCACCCTTTTGCTCCCAGGGACGGGCGGAGGTGAAGTAGTCCTTTTCCCAGGCACCGAATTTGAGAGCAGTGTTAGTGGTAGTGTCAGGGCCAGAACCAATGTCCACTGTGAGAGCAGTGACGAGGTCTTGATCGCGATACCATTCATTGAAGATCAGCCCATACCCACGGAAAGGAAGAGCAGACACCTCGATGTTATTAACACCTGTGGGCACTCCGAGATAGTCAGCAAGTGAACCAATAGCAGCACCAGAGCCGCCACCGATAGTAATAGTAGGATACACAGACGCATCCAGGCCATCCGGCCCGCCAGTAATGAAGTCCTCAAAGTCTTCCCATACGAGCCGGTGAGGGACATACCAGTGATGAATTTTGACGTGCACCGGGTGCATGACGGGCGCCAGCAAGGGTTGAGTTCTGAGCAGAAGAGAGGTCGCATGTTGGACGGTATCCCCAGGTAGGACTTCCACAAGACCGCAGGGAACAATATAGCCCATGCGAGCCGATAGAAGCTTGTAGTTGGAGAGTGAGAATTTAGACCTTTTCATAGGTGCCTCTTTTGTTTGTAGAGTTTTGCTAGGTGTTCGACGCGGGCACGAGACGCATCACCAGAAGCAATTACTTCGTTACGAAACGCGAAAGCTTTAAGCCCCGGCGGCGCATAAGAGTACGCAAGCGCGCGCATAGGTAGCAGTTTTTCTTCCATTTTGGCCAGTGTTTCTTGAGGCGCTTTGCCATCTATTGAGACACCGGTTTGTTGGCGGAGTTTTCCACGGAGGTAGCGGCCGAGTGGGAGGACACGTGTACCGTGACGCAGACTGGAAGGCACGTCGTGCTCTCGTGCGAGAACTTCGGGATTTCGGAGCAGGCTGTCAGCGATGTCAGGAACGAAATTAGCGCCAATGCCTGGACGGTTTGACATGCGGGCGAACTCCGGATGGCGTTCGCCCAGTCTCTCATCGTTCGCCGAAGTGAGTTTTTTTGTGACGTAGCCAGCAACGTAAGCGGCGCTTTCATTGTTGAGGTCACCGAGATAGATATTGCCGTAACCCCATATCCTCCTAATGGTGTCACAGTTTTCACAGCAGTTGACCTTAAGTTTAGTGTAGCGAGTTTGACCATATTGGCAGTGTGGGTAACCGAATAACGCCGCGTGATAATGCGGCCTTTCAGTTTCATCGCCGTATTCTCCCACCAGAAAGTAGCGAAGTTTTGAGGGCTCCATATGTTTGCGGAGACGTTTAAGGAAGTTTCGACTATCAGCGGGACGAAGCGAGTGTTTTTCCGGAAGGTTTTCGTCCGTATAAGTGAGAGTGCAGAAAGATGATACTTCATGGTCGATTGCCTCTAGAATTAGGCGGTGCATCCAGATGCGTTTTTTGTTGATGCGACAAGACATGCACTGCCCGCAAGGGAATGCATGTCCTGAGCGTATCCATGGGTTGCCACAGATCATTTACATTCTAATGCCGACCCGCATACGGCCAGCGCGACCGCGACGACGCCTAGAGAAACTACGACGGCCCCGACGAGGGCGAGAGCGCCTAGATCGACGACGACGGAATGCCATGTTTCAGTCTCCTTGGTTTGAACGCGTAGGCACAAGCGGAAGAGGATTTTCAACGAGATACCCCGTAATGGCGCATGAACCATTCGTAGAGAGCGGGATAGTCCCTTTGAAGGTGTAGATTTCCAGTGTGTAGTTGATCCCGAATAAAGTTGCCCCAACCCGCAATAACGGAGGGCGAGAGAGCGCTTTCTCCATAAGCATCTTCCCAGGTTTGAGCGTCAGTCATTTGGGGAGCACGGACGATAGTTTGACCCCACGGGGTGTTGAGGTGGGTCGTTTGCTGAGGTGGCTTGATTTGATGGGGTGGTGTCATCTCGACGTTTTGTTGACCGGGGATGACGCCGGGCCAGTCCTCAGAGGGACGAGCGGGAGGAAGCATGGCACGATTTAGGGAGTGCCTTGCTGCCAGAATTTGAGTGCGAATTAGATCGTTTTCTAAGCCTGCTTTTTCGAGTGCGAGAGTGGTAGCTTGCCGGCCGGCGGTGTCCATGTTGGTTTCGATAGCGCGGCCTACTGCTTGTCCTGCTTGGGCGAAGTCAGGCGTTCCGATAGCCACTGGAGAGTAGGAGTGAGTTTGAGCACCCAGTGCGGCGAGAGGATGAATTCCTGCGGCCTTTGCGTCCGCGACTTTCCATTGGATGCCGTTTTGCGCGAACTGTTTTTGGAGAGCGATTTGTTTGTTGGCATTTGATTGACCGAATAGCCCCGAGATAACTGATCCACCGAGAGCGCCGAGTGCTGCGAGCATTTTCAGAGTTCCTTTGCTAGACGAGGGGAAGGCCCAAGCGCTTGGTCCCTCCCCCCGTGCCCCCTACCCCCTGCAGGAGTAGTTAGACCAAGGGTTGCGTTTGCGAGAGCCGCCGCGCCCTTTCAATTTGAGGGCGAAGAATATTTCGCGGCGTATTTTCCGACGTAGGCAGACAAGTACATGCTTTGGAGACGCGAATGCAACGCGCTGTGAAAGTTGGTTCGCGGTCCGGGTTGAAGTGGGCCTTTTGCTTAACTGCAAACGCGCAGCGCCAGATCTTGTGACTGCTGGGGTACGTAGGTGTTTCGGCTGGGGATGCCATTGGCGACGGTCCTCGAGTTCGCGGAGATGACGATAGAGTTGCTCTGTAGCTCGTAGCTCACGTTGGTAAAGATTTTGATAAGGAGACACAGCACTGGGGGTAGCGATGGAATTAGTGATATCGCGCTGTGTGGTTTGTGAGCGTCCTCGCCGAGCCATGGTTGTATCGTCCGTGGTGTCAGGTAGCACAGTGACCATCAAGTGGGTCACGTGTGGAAAAGCTGTGAGCTGATTTGCGACGGTTGTCGAGTTGTAGCCGCGTCGTCGGGGGGGCAGCCTGGGTGTACCCCCCCGCCGCCGCCAGTCGAATGTGTGGTTTAAGACAAGAAAAAAGGCCCCGGAGTTGTCCGGGGCCAGGTTGGCGATCGGTAGGCGGAGGACCGCCTATAGGGACCAATCGCTTATGCAATCATTCTTTCTCCGGGTGGATAAGTTTGTCCACATCTTCTTTAGGGGCTTTGCGTAGCCAGTCCACGAGGTCCTTAAAGGAGCCACCAGACCAGCTACCCTTGCCAGGGATATCAACGGTCGGAGACGGTTTTTTGGGACGGATTTTATCTTCCAGTTCTTCGCTGTAGATCGTGACTGGGAAAC